TATAGGCGAATGGATTCCCTGTCGTGTCTGTGCTTGTCTTTCTTGCCCCATAGAGGTTATAGCTGCTTGATGCGACGGCTTGTCCATCCTTGGTCAAGCCTGTCACAGAACCTGACTGATTAGTCAAGTAGTTGTAGCTGTCGCCTGTTTGGTTGTTGAGGTAGCTAGCTCGACCCTTGCCATAGCTATAGGTCTCACGAGCCTTACCATCATGGTCATAGGTTTCAAGGACTTCTGTATGTTCACGATTGACATCGTTGACATAGTTGCGTTCCTCGTAATAGTTGTAGGTGTCCTCTCGTGTGGTATAAGGGATCAGGACATCCTGAACCTGACTGGTATAGGTTACTTCTCCCTGTCCAGGTAAGTTACCGAGTTCTGGTGGGTTGACCACAATCCCTTCCTTACTTGCTCGATCCTTAGCCACTTTCTGGTGATAGGCTCTCGACACATCGTCAAAGATACTGTGCCAGATGCTTCCTATCGTTTGCGGTAATGTGGATAGGGCTTGGAGGACATTCTGACTAAAGCCATACCAGAAGAGGGAGTTTGCTTCCCCACTTGGGGCTGTGTATGGTGACTTACGACCTGACTTGCTTTCCTTTGGCTTGCGTTGGAAGAGTTGATAGGTGTTCTTGTCTTCCTTGCGACTGGCAGTGAAGACACGGTTATCATCCCCGTCGTAAAGCGCAGCCATGAGTAGACCCTTCTTGTCCTTAATCGCAAGCAAGCGGTTCTCGGTGTCGTAGATGTAGTCTAGCTTCTCTGAGTTCTTCTCAATCTTCTACCCACAAGCAATGGAACAGTCGCTTCTTATCCTCCACGATGAGGATGAATCTCACAATGTCGTGATCGACATGTTTGAGATGTTCAGAACTCGTCGCAAGTACGTTCGAAACAAGGAAGTCGCAGACATCCAAAAGAAGATCCGTGAGATCGAAAGACTGATCGAAAACCGTGAACAGAAGGTGACAATGTCAGACTTCAAAGCGACGAAGTCATTCTCGAAGGAACTCGCAGAGATCGAGGAATTCAAGGCAGAAATCCAGACGCTCCAAGCAAGGATCAAGGAACTCGAAACGAAAGATGCTGAAGAATATGCTCGTCGTCTCGAATCATACGACGGTCTGACCTATCAAGAGATCTACGAACTCGAAAGCCGTGACTTTTCGAAGTCAGAAGATAACGAATGGTTCTCTGATGACAAGCCCATCAGTGGCTATATTGCAGTCTCTGCCAAGAATCTCTCTCTGATGAGATTCAACAGAATGCAGACCAACATCGTTATTCCAATGTCAAAGCTCACGTCAAACACAGATACTGATGATGAGGAAATGATCGACATTGCTCACAAGCGCAACACCATCAAGGAAGATGATGAGGAAATCGAAATCGTCAGCGCAGAAGACATCTTCAACCCCGACGAAGATCCAGAAGATGCAAAGAACAAGCGAATGATCAAGCGTTGCCGTGAACTCTTCGAAAAGTGTCCCAACTCTGAAGTCCTCATCGACTTCCTTTTCCACGATCTCACTCACGAACAGATCCGTGACAAGTATGGGTTCGAAACAAGTGGTGCAGTCAAGTCTCGTGTCTTCAGAATGCGGAACAGAGTAAAGGAGATCATCAAGCGTGAACTCGAATCAGAAGCAATTCTTGAACGTCAGATTCCCTCGGGGGTCGTCACGAGATACTACGAAAATGGTGAACTCGACACAATCAAGTCGGAATCATTCTTCGAAAACTACCAGATGATCAAGCGTATCGAATACTTCGAAAACGGCAAGGTAAAGCGTGTCTCGAACTATGTCGACGGCTCTCTCTGTGGTGAATACACCGAATACTACGAAAACGGAAAGGTCTACAAGAGCGGATCTTACACGAATGGTAAGAAGTCGGGCGAATGGACGACTTACCACGAAAATGGTAAGAAGGACGAATGGATCAACTATCTCTCGGACACCGAGAAGATCTTCGAAGTCTACAACGAACAAGGCAAGCTCGAACAATACGGTCATATCGTGGAAGGTGTAGCAGTAGAGTTCTTCATCGATAACGTTCACACAGAACGCTACATGAGTGGGAAGCTCAAGGTACGTGGCAACACTGACAAGAAGAACAATCCTATCGGCATCTGGGAAATGTACGACGAAGAAGGTCGTGTTATCAAGTCGAAGAAGCACGGCAAGAATGGTAACGTCGTAGAACTGTCAGAATATGACTATGAAAATATGGAGCGCAAGACTTCTGAATATAACAATGATGGCGAACTACTGAGATCGAGAACTTACCGTATCGAATCATCAGAAGGTAGCATCAACGAAGACAATAAGTAGTAGTCATTAATAGAACAACAAGCATCTTTTGAGGGGGTTATCTGGACGAATAAGAAAGTTAGGCGGATAATCCCCTCAATCATTAACAAGAATAGGAAAATGGAAGCAAATATCAAGATTTTCGCATCTGTCATTGATGAAACTACAAAGAAGCAGATCGATTCGATAGTCTCCGCAGAGCCATATTCCGCAGAAAGTGTGAGGATTATGCCAGATGTCCACGCAGGGCGAGGATGCGTTATTGGTTTCACATCAACAACATCTCAAGGGAAGGTCAATCCTCATCTTGTTGGAAACGACATAGGCTGTGGGATGACATTAGTCAAGCTTGGAAAGATCGACGATATCGACTACAAGGATCTGAACGACTTTGTTGATTTAGTCGCAAAGAAGGGTACACAGTCTAACACACCATTTGGTGGATTTCTATATGATTTCATGAAGATGAGCAATATGACGATATCTTCGTTGCGATGCGGTGTGGATCAAGACGAGTTTCAGAAGATCACCAATACTCTGGGTACTCTTGGAGGTGGTAATCACTTCATAGAGATCGGGAAGTCAGAAGCAGGTGACCTTTATCTTGTCATTCATAGCGGATCTCGTCGTCTTGGTAGTTATGTCTACAAGTACTACGTGTCCAAGAACTCTGAAATGATCAAGAAGTCGAAGTCAGAAGCTATCAAGGAGATGATTGAGGGCATGAAGAAGGATGGTCTTCATCAGCAGATTGAGGAACGTATAAAGGAGATGCGAGCAAGTTGGCAGGACACTGATATTCTCCACGAGCATCTTCTGTACGACTACCTCCACGACATGGGCGTTGCTGTTGAATTCGCTATCCTCAGTCGCATGTATATCGCAATGTCAATCGGTGAGCATCTCGGTCTGAAGATCGAAAGTACGAAAATCGAGCATTGTGTTCATAACTACATCGATGACCACGGAATTATCCGAAAGGGTGCATGTTCCGCCTACAAGGATCAACGTGTGGTTATTCCTATCAACATGCGTGACGGTATTATTATTGGGCGTGGACTTGGAAATCCAGATTGGAACTATTCAGCACCACATGGAGCAGGTCGTGTGATGTCAAGGACAGAAGCAAAGAAAAAGCTCACACTCGAGGAACTTCGGGAATCTATGGAAGGCGTAAACACATGGTCACTTTCCGAAGATGTGATAGATGAATCACCTTCTGCTTATAAGAAACTTGAAGATATTCTTCCATGGCTCGCAGAAACAGTCGACGTGGAAGGTATCTTAAAGCCAGTTTATAACTACAAAATAGCTGAATAATGCAGATAGTTTTTGATATGAACTACATTGCGAATAGGACAGCGTTCGCAATATCACCCTCCGAGATTTTCTTGTCCACACAAGAGGACAGAGATGATCTCCGTCAAGCTGTCTTACAATCGATAAACTTCGTCATCAAGAAGTACAGCAGGGTGACAAACTTTGTATTCTGCTTCGATTCTACGGAGAAGTCGTGGCGATATGGACTTCTCCGTGGCGATGATTACAAGGCAAATCGAAAGACATCAACACCAAGATTTGATCGTCAAGGCTTTGGAAAGTTCATCTCAGAGTTCAAACAATTCCTCACGGACAACGGTTATTGTGTTCTCTCCTATCCTCATGCAGAAGGTGATGATCTGATCTATGTTTCATCGAATCTGATCTACAAGTCCGACGAATCAGTCATTATCTGTACAGCGGATTCCGATATGAAACAGCTTGTGAAGTTCAATGGTACAAACTTCATCGCAATGTTCAACATGGATTCGTCGAAGATGATGCACTATATCGACGAAAGGACAAAGAAGAAGGAAATCTCCACGCTTGATGACTTCTTAGGGATCTCTGAAAACGTCATCGAAGACAGTAACAGAACGATCATTGAACAGAGATCCGAGAAGATCATCCCAGAGAAAGCACTGTTTGTAAAGGTCTTGTCGGGGGATAAATCCGACAACATCCCTTCTGTTTACAAATATCTGAAGGGAAAATCTGAGGTATCGTTCACTGACCTCCGTGCATCAAAAGTCTTCGAGAAGTACTATGAGGAGAAAGTGGTGAATGGTGAGATGAATGTTGAAGATGTCTTCGAAGATGCCGAACTCCCAAAGCACATAATCGACGAGGTTCAAAAATCTCCAGACTACAAAGATACCGAGAAGATCTCTGAAAATATCGGCATCAATCGCAGATATGTCGAACTTTCTTATAAGAGTTATGACGATGCTTACTATGATGCGCTTGAATTGTACGTTATAGGAGAACTGATGAAGATGCAGAATAGCAGAACGTTTGACCAGTTTATAGAACAAGAAGACGTATGGCAATAAAGCTGTTTGATCTCATCGATTCGATGTGGGATGATACAAAATGGGAGAAGATTTCTGAATCTGACAAGAGAACGCACTACTTTATGATTCAGAGATTCATATCGATCATGTACATTGATGAAACTTCACGAATGAATCTTCAACAGATCAACTATGCTCGTGTGGTCGACTTTTGGAGAGAGGTGATGAAGAGGAGATACAAATCCAAGCCACAATTCCTCTTTACAAAGACCAAGAAACTCGAAAAAGAGAAAGAGAAGAAGATCGCAGTTGATGAGCAAGTTATTAGTTTTTATATGAAGCACAATGAACTCGACAGACGTGACTTCGATATGCTCTTCAAAATGTTCCCCGATGCGCTCAATGATGAGTTGAAAATGTACGAGAGGAATATGTAGAAAATCCCTCCGAATAGCCCCTCGGATCGGTAAATAAGCAGAATAACTACCGATCCGAGGGGCTATTTTGTATATGGACATTGAACAATTTAACATACTCTACGATGTATTCGGTGAATCGTTAGATTTACAGAGGAATTCATCATCGAAAATAAACGGCATTTTTGATGGTGTCCAAAGCATATCGACGAATCTCGAAGAAGTCGCAAAACTTTACAAGGAAAAACTCGAAGAGGAGAAGAAGCTTTCCGAATCTGTACCTCAGATGGCTTCTATCACTTCTCCTACGTCAATGTCCGACATGGCAACTGTCTCGTTCTATATCGAACAACAAGCTATTCTCATGGACAAAGTGTTCGGTTTGAATGGGCATTTGTTCATGGATACGATGTTCTCCATAGACAAGGGAATACAACTGATCGCAAAGCAGAAAGCAGAGATATCAGCAACACAACCAGTAGGAGGTGCACAACTTGGTACAGATATGAGAACGCTTGATCAGATCAGTCAATCAATCAACCTTTTCGTATCTTCTATCAACACGAGTGTAAACAAGAGATACGTCAAGAACATAGCTACATTCAATAAGTCGATTAGTGTTCTCATGAAAGGGATCAAAGATGCCGTTGAAAAACTTGACAAGCAGTCTTTGGACACTTTCTCGAAGGCATCAATGTTTGTTGTTGATTATACTCGTGGCGTTGCGGAGATAGATTCAAGGAATATCACCGACAGAAAGATCCGAGCAATCAAGAAAGCGATATCGATCTTCAACATGCAAGATCTTCGGGATGTTTCGATTGAAAACACAAAAGCTGTTGCAGAATCGATGTCCGTGTTCTCTGTTCATCTCAAGCCTTTCATGGATTCTCTGTCGAAATCGAAGATGCCTTCACAGAGAAGGATTCAGAAAATCATGAACTCGCTTGGAGAATTCGTCAAGAGCTTCTCGGAAGTGATGAAGAATGGTGACGCTTCGAAGATGAAGGCAACTGGGGACATGCTCTCCAGCATTGGTACTGGTATCCGCAAGTTTGCATGGAGAATCTTCATCGCATCACCGCTTCTTGTTCTTGCTGTCCCAGGTATGACGATCTTCAAGTTCGTAGTCAAATTCTTGAAGAAAGAACTACAATTCATAGCGGACAATGCTGAAGGACTGAATAGAGGTGCAGTTGGGATTGCAAAGATGGGACTTTCTGTTCTCGCATTCGCAGGATCGATGGCACTTACGACGCTCATAATGCGACAAATCGATGTTCGACAGCTCGTATGGGGTCTTGCAATAACCAGTGCTACAATGTACGGAATGTCGAGACTTTTCATGTACTTTGGGAATTCTCGAAACTCTCGAAGAATCGTCTCTGGGGCAAAGGCAATCGCCTTCATGTCAGCTTCTCTTGTTATTGGCGCACTTTCTCTTTATGGTGTGTCACAGGTAGGGATTGACTTTGTAAATGTTGGTATTCTTGCACTCTCTCTTTCGGCACTTGCCGTGGTTTATCACTTCATTGGTAAATCTTGGGTGACGATATCGAAAGGTGCTCTTGCAATGTCCGTGATGTCACTGTCGATTTATCTTGTTAGTGCATCGATCGCCTTCTCATCTATGGTGGCAATGAAGAGTTGGAAGGGTGCACTCATCTTCATGGGACTTGCATCGGGGATCGCCACAATTTGGGGTGTTGCAGGTATGTTCTTCGGTTATATCGCTCTTGGTGCAGGTGCTATGGCACTCGTTGGACTTTCCTTGCTCACGTTTGCTCTACCTTTGAAGATGGTCGGTGAAGCTATGGAGAAGAGCGGTGATGCACTGATCAAGCACCTCCCAGAGTTTATCAAGGAGCTTGTTATTCCAATGTCAATGATGGGCATTGCTTCACCTCTTATTCTCCTTGGATCTGTCGCTCTTGGTGCAGTTGGTGCATCGCTTCTTCCATTCACGAAGGTCTTCGAAGGGATAAGCAAATCTAAAGTTCAAGTCGATGATGTTTCCAACTTCTCCAAATCGATGACGATTCTTGCGAAGGGAGCTTCCGACGCACTTTCTGAACTTTCCTTCCTTGACACTTTCCGTCTTGGGTCATTGAGAGATGTTGCAAGTATCGTCGACACATTCTCCACGTCAATGGTCAAGTTCTCCACGCTTGGAGACACTTCAAAGCTCATCGACATTTCTCGCAACATTGGGGAGATGTTCAAGAACATCATGCACTCTGTAATCATTGCCACTTCCCCCGATGCCATCAAGAAGATGTACGACATTGACACGAACTGGCTGAAAATCCAAGGATCGATCACCTCTGCAAGTAGAATGTCTTCGGCAATGATCGATCTTGCAGATGGTGTCCGAAAGTGGACAGAGATGAAGATTGATGAGGGAGATGGTCAGAAGATTGCAGATAACATAA